ATCTTAACTTCATTTTCTTTTAATACCCTATTAATTGTTTTTTCAGAAACTGAATATTTTTCACCAATCTGTCTAGTTCCCCAAATATCGTTAACATATAAAGATATCATATCCTTTATTTGTTCATCATTAAATATAATTTTTCTCATACTATAAATACTCTCATTTTCTCTATTATTTACAAATATACATAAAAAAAAGGGACATATAGTCCCTTTTTGTTAAATATTTTAAGATTTTGATTATCTCAATTCTCTTAAATCGAATGTTCTAACACCATCTACAGTAATTTTGCCATAAAATCTGTTATTGACCATCTTTTTCGCGTATCTCGTCATTATACCTTTAATCGGTGTAAAGTTGAACGGATTGTACATTGTTGGAGTTAATTGTAACGGTACGTATGGTGCGTAGATGTAACCTGTGTCTAACAATGATGTTCCTTTGTGTCCTACTAACACTGTGTTAGCTGGGAAGTAAGGGTCACGGTAAACTTGGTAACGACCTGCTAATGTACCAACTCTTTCAATACCCATATTGTATTGGTCTTGCTCAGGAGACGCGTTAGATACGTGGAAGTACTCTAAATCGTCAAAGATAGCAGAAACCTCAGAAGAAACTACAATCCAGTTAGCACCACCTCTTAAAGTAGATTTGTGGATTTGAGCTGATAATTGGTTAATTGCAGTGATTAACGTTTGGTTCCAATCTTTTTGAGTGTAAGATGTTGTATTTGATAATCTTCTCCATCCGTTGTAATCCCATCTTAAAGTCCAAGCCGCACCTTTACGTAAATCTCTTAAGATTTCACGGTCGATTTCAGCCGCAACTTGTTCAGATAATAAAGCTGTTAATTCAGCTTCAGCATCGATGTTGTGGAAAGCCGCAACGTCTTGAGCTAACTCAGGAGACCATTGTGCTCTTAATTTTCTTTCAGTAACAGAAACTGTAACAGAATCTAAGTCGAAAGAAACCTCACCGATTTTATCTTCGAATTCTAATTCTTCGTAACGTCTGAATACCGCTTTAATGTTATTTTGACTTGATGATACACCACTCCAAGTAGCCGCTTGTAAAGTAGCTCCTGAATATCCATCAGGTGTAGATTGACTACAAGATACACATACTGGTACTTGAGTATCAATTTCTAAATAAATAGTTCCTTGAGCTGAACAGATATTTTTAAATGAACCACCATTACCATCTGTTGGGAAAGTAGTAGTTGTAGTTGAGCCATACTGAACAATACCTTGACCATATTTTTGAGTAACAACTCTAAATAATAAATTAGTGAAAGTTGATGTACCTAATTGAGTTGCAACCGCCGCATCAGCTGTATATAATTTAAGACCTGATAAGAATTCCTCAGTGTCCATTTCTTGACCGTTAGGTCCAATTAATTTTCCGTCACCTGTATTAGAAAAACCTGACATTACAACGATAATTTTTCTATATTCAGTATTTGCTGTTGTTGTATACGCAGCAGGAATTAATGCTCCGTTAGACCATTGTACTGTAGTACAACTTGCAGTAACTGCTGACCATCTACCTTTAGAGTAATCGAATAATCCTTCAGGGTCTAAACCTGGTTCACTTCCTTCGTAGAATAAATCATAAAGGTTTTTTTGGTATGCTCCAGCAGAATCTCCATAACCTTGATTTCTGTCTGCAGGGTTATAATTACCCGGAGAACCAATTGGTGCGTAGTGGTCACCTGATTGGTTAGCCGTACCACCAGTATATCCTTGGATTTTTGGTACAAAGAAGAATAATTTACCGATTGGTAAATTCATCGCTTGTACAGATACGATTTCATTCGCTAATAATTTAGAGAATACTCTTCTTACGATAGGGAAAACAACAGTTTCGAATGCTCCGTTAGAACCTTCACCTGTAGCTTCGTTTATCAAGAAAGACGCTTGGTTCTCATATAACTGAGCTACGTTTTCTCTCATATGTCCTCTAAGACCTTCTAGGAATCCTAATTTATCCCATTTGTTGATTGTGTCTTCTTTAATAACTTTAAGGTGTTTTAACCCAATGTTACCAACTAGACCTGATTCTAATAATGCTCCCATTTTTTTGGTTTTTATTTATTTTTATTTATTTTTATTTTATTTTTGTCATTAAATCTTTCATTCTTAAGAACTGTGGATTCTCATATGTTTTAGATTCAATTAAGTTAACCGCTCCTGTAGAAGGTGATTTCGCAATTGTTCTTTCGATTGATTCATTCATAGATTGAGATTTAGTCCCTGCGGATAATTCATTTTTAACAACTTGATATAAATTTTTAGATTCTGTGATAGTTTCAACACCATCAAATCTTCTTAAAATGTTAATTTTTTCTTGTTTTGATGTTGAGTGTTCAGTGAACAAACGTGTAGCGTAAGCTAAGTTTGAGTTGAATACTGCAACCTCGTTTAATTTACTTCTAAAAACATTAAGTGCTTTTCTGTATTCTTCATTTTTTTCTCTAAGAATTTGTAATTCTTTATTTGAAGAACTTTCTTTTATGGCAGTATTAAAAGATGAATGAGCTCTTGGTTTTGGTAAACCACCTTTTCTAAAATTAGACCCATTACCTAAAGTACGTGATGCCTCTTTTGTTTCAACTTTTTTAACCATTGGTTTTCTAATCGAACCTTCTTTTGTTTCAGTTTTCTTAACAATTTTGTTTGTACCTAATTTACTTCCGGCGTTTTCACCTTCTTTGTACTCGAATTTCGCTTTACCTGTTCCCGTAGTTCTTGGACCTTGTTTCATTTTTGTGTCGAAACCTTTTTGATTAGGTGATTTCTCATATTTGAATTTAGAAGGACTTCCAAATCCAACACCTTTACGTGTCGTAGACATTTTTTTAGATTCCATAACTTGGTCTTCCATATCATAAGAATCATCCTCTTCCATATCAAGATATCCTTCAGAGTCATCTCCATCCATTTCGATTTCATAAACGATTCCTTCATCGTACATTTCTTCTTCGTCAAATTCTACAGAATCCATTCCTTCTTCTTCGTCAAACTCACTAAATGAGAATTCACTTTCTTCATCATTGTCATCAGAAAACATTCTGTCAACAATATCTTCGATAGTTTCTCCACCCATCATATCGTCTTCGTAAAGTTCATCATCCATTCCTTCAGATTCGTTCCATTCTTCATAGGTTTCTTCTTCACCTTCTCCAACAATCATATACTCTTTACCGGTTTCCTCATCTTTAAGGTTAATGTTTCCTTCGTCGTCTTTTGTTACGACAATATTGTCATCCGGTCCCATAAGTTGGAATACTCTAAGTACTTCCTCATCGTCAGCGTCAGTTAAGTCGATAGTGTCTTCGTCGTCGTCATCGAAGTTCATATCTTCTTCGTCGTCCATATCATCAGTATCCATTTCGTCACCTTCTTCGTCTGAATCGTCGCCCATATCCATATCAGCGATATCATCAGAACCTTCAGGTCCATCCATTTCAACGTCATCGGTTTCAATCTCATCATCATCTTGTTCTGATAAAGATTCTTTTACTAGGTCTTTGATTTCTTGTTTCATTGTAGAAGCAAGTATTCCTTTTGCATTTTCAGCTACCGCTTCTTCCAAATTTTTCATTTGGATGATAGCCTCTTCAACTAAAGATTTTTCTTTTGCCATTGTTTTTATATAGTTTTTAATATATAAATATCTCCCAATATGAAAAAAGTTTAATTTAAACTAAAATCACATCAGGTTTTTTATACTATTATAAATATATCCAAAAAAATAAAAGCATAAAAAAAGAGGACATATAGTCCTCTTTTGTTTAATTATTGATATTTTGATTATTCAATCACTTCACCAATTTTACTTTCTACAATTGCCGTGATTCTCCACTCCATTGTATAATTTTCGAAAATTTTAGTAACTTTAGCCTCTACATCTGTTGGATTGTAACCACTAACTAATTTTTCTTCTCTTAATTTTTTAATCTTTCCTGATGCCTCATCAACTGAGTCTAACGTAATTTTTGCAATGAAATACTTTTCGTCCATAATTTTTTCTATTTAGT